ACTGGAAGTTTTGGGTCAAATTCGTTGGTGTTGGTTGTTGTTGCATTTGATTTTGATTTAACTGTTGCATTTGTTGCATTTGTCTATCTATTTTTTCTCTCATATTTTGTAAATCTTGCATATTTTGCATATAATATTGACTATTTGCATAATATGGATAAGCCATTTTGTTAATTACCTCCTATTCTTTTTATATTTTAGTTTTAAGCCATTTTTATGCTTTAACTATATAACTTGTTTGTTTTAAAATTAAATTGCTTTATTTTTGATTTTAGAGCTTAATAAATTATCTATGTTGTTTAACTTCTTTAAAATTAAAAGGAGATGTCCGAGCATAGTTTCTCTCGTTATGATTAAACTATCTTTTTTCACTTCTCACATCTCCTTTCTATTTGTCTAAATTGTAACACGAAATTTATTTTACAAAGTATCATTTGAAGGTCAAAAAAAGACCACTCTTTTTGAGTAGTCTTTTATGTTATTATTATAATATTTTTATTATTTTATGTTTTATTTGTTTTATTCTTCTTTTTACTGTACTTTCAGACATATTCATAGTTAAAGATATATTTACAATAGAAGCTCTTCCATATTTGCTTGTTAACATTTTAAATATTTTTTCTTCCTCAATAGTAAAATTTGCGTTTTCTAGTATATAATCTAGTTCTGGTTTAGTAAAATCAAATTTCATAATACTTTTCCTTTTTATCTTCTTCTTCTAACTCTTCTTGCTCTTCGTATAGTTCTTCTTACTGTTTTTGTTTGTCTTGCTCTTGCCATACTATCACTCTCCTATATGTTGATTTATTGGAGAATTATCTCCTTCTGTGTCAGCATTTTGTGTTGTTGTAGTTTCAACTTCTTCTATTGGTTGATTAATATACCAAATAAATACTCCTATTGTTGCAAACCATAACATTAACGCAATTATAAAAGAAATGAACCATCTTTTGCTTTGAGCTTTTACTTCTTTTAACATTTCTAATGCTAATGAACTATTTTCCATAATAATACACCTCCTTTACTTTGGCAAATTTGTTATATATGCTGATACATCAAATATAATCTTTATTACAATTCCTATAATTACTGCTCCAATAGTTCGCCATAACCATTTTCTACTGTCTTTTATTTCATCTATTTCTTTTTGCATAGGCTCTAATTTTGATGTAATTCTTGTTTCTATATTTTCATTTTGCAAATCTGATACTTTTGTTGTATTTTCTAATCTTTCCGTTATTACATCAATTTTCTTATCTATCATTGTTAAGATGTTTTTACTTTCATTAAATTCTAGTTTTAACTCTTGTACCTCTTGCTTTAGGTCATTAAATTCATCTCTACTTACAAATTCTTCTGACATTGTTTTTCTCCTCACTTATATTATACCATATTTTAATAAAATATCAAATTTATTTTTTTTGTCTCGTGCTATATAAATTAAATATCCATAATAACTCCCTGTTCCTGTTAGAACAGAACACCAAAAAATTTAATAATAAGCTATTATGTAATTCTTTTCCACATATAAACTGCTAAATATGGTGGCATATTATTATGTGCCTCATTATTACCTATACTCATAATATGCCATCCACTATTTGTTATACTTTGGACGGCTCCTTCTTTTTCTGTTTGTTCACGGCTAATTTGTTTCCATCCGCCACCACTTATAGAACAATCATCATACTCTGCAATATGGGGAATTTTCATAGAATTTTTTGGTAATTCATTTATAGTTAATGCATGCTTTGCTTCTCCACCTTCGTCTCCTGCATTGTATGTATCTCCAGCACTTAATAAGAACTTATCTTTAATCTGTTGCCATGTTCCACCGAATAAACTTGCGGGATTTGTATTATTTACACTGATGTAGATAGACCCCACTGGATAAATTAGATTTAATAAATCACTTTTTTCTACTGCATTGGCTATTCCTTCATCCATTTTATTTAAGTTATCTGCATTTACTGGTGTATTTGTACTAGGTAAGTTTTCCCAGTTTACTCTTTTATAAGCCATTTTATTTTCCTCCTTTTAATTTTTCTATTTCTTTCTTTAGTTCTTCTATTTCTTCTTGTTGTTCTTGTATTGCAGGTTGTCCATTATTTTTAAAATTAATCTTTTTCAATTTCTTTTATTCTCCTTTCAATTAAATTCTCATATAGCCTATTACATCAACGAATGCGGTTATATGTCCAGTTAAATTATACGCATCGCTATCAGTACTTGGATTATCTACATAGTCTGCAAAAATTAAATATTGTATTCCTGTTGAAAGTTTATTTGTTATTGTGAACTCTCTAGTTTGGCTCCCAGAAAAACTACCTATGTTAGAAACTTCCTCTCCTTTATATAATGGAATTACTGGTTGATAAACAATTGAACTTGCACCTAATCTTTCATATTCTATTGAATTAGTTTTAGTACAACTAATATTCTTACAATTTCCAAAATAAGTAGTAAGTTCATTTGAGTATTCGTAACTTTTTAATGTTGAATGTTGGACAATCAACTTTGCTTCAATTATTGTGAATTTTTCTGGAATATCAACACAACAAGCTATTCCAGTTCTAATTACTGATCCATCTGCACCATAATCAATACCTACGTAACCGTCCTCCTTGAATTGCAAATTAGTTATAAGTCCATCACCACCAACAATCTTTGTATTTGTTCCTGTCATATATATGTTTCCAGCTAATGATACATTGCCTTCTTTATCAATTTCAAAATTTCCATTTGCTGATACAACACCATTTATATTTATTTTGTTTGCCTCGATTGATATTTTTTCTGCAGATTGATTAATTTTTGAAATAATTTCATTTTCATCTACTTTTTTCCTTACTTCTAAATTTATTTCTTTTGCTGTCTGTGTTATGCTACTATTCATTTTTACTTTTGTTGCAAATACATCTGTGTAATCACTTTGTATTGCAAATTTTGCTTTGATATTTGCATTATAGTTTTGTATTCTTATTGTGTTTGTGCCTTCATTTAATGGAATAGATAATTCGCCCAAATCCTCAATTTCTTCTTGTGTTTTTATTGTTCCATTTTTGTTTATCCTTCTTATTACTTTTGCTTTTTCTTTTTCTAATACATATTCATCTCGTACATTGCCATTTTGTCTTAATACATCTAAAACACCTAATTCATATATTTTAGAATTGCCATCTTTATCTGTTACTACTATTCTACTATCACCCTGTGGATATAATGTGTCAGATGGATATAAATCATTTCGAGGGAATAAGTAATCGAAAACAGTATTATTTCCATAAATGTGAAGCTCTAACAATGGACCTTCAACACAATTTTGCAATTCTATTTCTTTTAAGCCTTCTGCATTTCCTGTCACATCTTCTAAGTTTTCAACCTTAGAATTAATTCCATCGATGTCCTGCGTTATTGTCGTTTGTTTTTTGCTTCTATCTCCAATTTGATTTACAACACTTTGTATCTGTTGATTTTGCTTATCTAAAATTAAATTTGTTTGATTGATTTTTCTATCTGTTTTATCAACTTTAGAATAATCTGTTTCTGTCTTTTCTGGTAAATCAGTATGTACTAATTCTTCTATTCCTGTTGTTAAATTTATTTCATCATTTAACATTAAACATTGATACGTATTTTCTCCAACTTTAACATTATACAAATCTCCAACTTCATAATACAAAATTCCTATACTGCTAAAATCATTTATATAGTAATTCATTCCATTTAATTTATTGTATATATCAGGTAAATAATCAGCTCTATCATTCCAATTCATAATTTGATTATCTGCTATTTTTATTTCACATGGATTTGCAGGTAATTCAGGAGGATAATATATATTATCTGCACCAGCACTTCTACTTAATACTATTATATTTACTGTTCCAAATTTTTCTCCAAATTTAACATTTATATCTTTTAAAAATTCTTCATCTATAGTATCATTTGTTTCATTTGGATATCTTATTTCTAATTCGTCTGTATCTTCATTTATACATATTATAGAAGCGGTAACTTCTGCTAATTCATCTAATACATCTCTGAAAGTATAGCCTAAACTATTTCCATCTGTATCTAAATATAATTCGTTCTGTATTTCTTTTTTATAGTTTGCAAACTCATCATTTATATTTGAAAATACTAATCCTAGTTTATTACATATAGCATTTATATAATCTCTTATTTTTATTGGGTATGTTATATTCATTGGTTCATATTCTTTCATACTATAAAGCATTTTGTCATAGCAAGTTAATTTATATGTATTTGTATCTTCTTGTTTTTCTGATTTATAAACTACATAATTGCCATAATTAAGCATTTCATATTGTTCATTTACTTTTATTCCTATTTGACAATTTATAATTGTATTAAGAGGTATGTCAACAGAAAGCTCTATGTCTAATTGTTTCATTACTGATTTTAATAAATCAGCATTGTAATGTGGTGTTATTGAATATATTTCTTCTTCTAATGTTACATCATTATATGTTATTACACCTCTTAACTCTCTACCTAATTCTGTCAATTGATTTTTAAAATCAATTGTATGTCGTTTCATTATGACCTCCTTTCCCTAGAAATAAATGTACAATCAAAACTATTATTTTTTGTCATTATTTGCTTGTTTTCGTAGCTCCAATCTCCTGTATATGTTGATATGGTTTTATTGGAATTAGTGCTAGGGTCATAATAAGTTAAGCTTTGAGTTCCACTATCTAAAATTGGTGCAATAATATTCATTTCTGCTTTTGTTAATTTCCTAAATGTCAATGTTATTTTAGGGAATATTCCAACTAATGTCCCACTAAATTTACCTTTTAGATTTCTTCCAGTATCACTTCCCCATAACTTGTTGTATTCATATTTTGCACTTAATAAGTATTGCCCCATTGATATATTATTTAATTTTATACTATCTGCATTTATAAACAACTATTATCGCACCTCCCTTACGTATTGTACGCAAATTCTTGCTCACTTTGTACTTGTTTTAATTCTCTTGATATTGTTCTACCATTCATATTTACTGGAATATTAGCATTTATAGTTATATATCTTCCTATTGTTTGACCTAATAGTTCCATTTGCTGTGAATCTGTCAAAGGAACTACTGCCTCTGCTCCTCGTTCTCCAATTACAGCTCCGTGATATGGTATTCCTCTTCCAGGTTGATTTATTATTCCACCAACTGCTAATCGTGGTAGTTTACTAGGATAAAATATTCCACCTTTAGCATAAGCTCTACCACCACCACCTCCAGATCCACTATAAGAATAATCAGCATTCAATTTCATCTTGATATTTGTTTTTAAACCACTCCAAAATTCATTCCATTTTCTTTTAAATTTACTCCAATTACTTTCATACCTTGATGGGTCTAGTCCGTCTTTTATATCATTAGGTAAATCTTTTGTAAAAGTCTGCCTTGAACCATCACTCATATCCCCCATAGCTCTTTCAATATAATCTCTTGCTTCTCCTGCACTTAATTTTCCGTCTTTATAAGCTTTGACTACAGAATCTCTAAATTCATCATAATTTCCTTTTTCTTTTGCAATAGCAAGTTGATTTTCCCAAGAAGCTTTTGTTTCTTCTTTTTTAGCATTGTTTAATTCTTCTGTTGCATTTTTTAATTCTCCTTGTGCAGATTTATTATTCAAATAAGCTTTATATACTTCTCTCTGTGCTCCATTCATATTTTTATAATCTAAAGTTCCATTTTGAACTGCTTGATATAATTCTTCTCCACTTAACTTATTTTTCTTTTCTGCTTCTGTTAATTCTTTTTGTGCTTGTTCTGCTCTGTCTACTGCATTGACGTAAGTATCTGTTGCTTCTCTTGCTTTTTCCTGTGCTTTAGTCAATTCTTCTTGTGCGGTTTTTGTATCTAATATTTGTGCTTTATTTTTAAATAATTTAATTGTTAAATTAACTATAGCTGTTACCAAACCAACAACTGCACCTATTGCCAATAAAATCCATCCAACTGGATTAGTTGCATTAAATGCAATCATTGCTATTGCAACTCCTGTTATGGCTAACGCTAATCCCCCTAAAAATTTTTTGAAGTTCTCCCAAGTAGGATTTTCTATAAAGGCTAATAAACCTTTTACCGCTTCAATTACACCATAAACGGCAACTGCTATCCCTAATGACATTAAAGCTCCAAATCCTAATTTCCAAGCTAATAGTCCAGCTGCCACACTTGCCATTATAGTTAATATTTCGTCTTTATGGTCGATTATCCATTGTAACCATTTAGGAGAGTCGCCTTGCATTTTACTTAAATCAAAGCTTGGCATACCAACTCCACCAGCTCCTGCACTTGTTCCTGTATCTGATTGGTCTGTTAATTTGTTGATTTCATCAAATCCTGCTAGGTCTTTTTTTATTTGCTTTACTGCTTTACTTACTCCACTAGCTCCAGCTTTCATCTTGTTAAAGTTTTCTGCACTACCTCTACTAAATAAATTAATTCCAAA